TCAAAAGTTAATCTACAAACGCCTTCATTTTTTGAGCCGCTTCAAATGATTTAATTTTTGAAATTATTTCACGCGCCTGTAGTGTAATAAATACTACCGGGGCACCATCATCATTTGGCTGCACAACAAAACGATCGCCGCCGTACTTAATTGTACGCACCAAGTCACCAACACTACACCAAGGGCCTTCTGGCCAAGGGGTTAGGTCATCCGGGCTTTTATACGCCAGGGGACCAATGCTGATTACTTTAGCTACGGTTTCGTTAAAACGCAACGTTTGTTTGGTTTCATCAACTAAGATGATACCGCCTTTACTTGTCGTCTTTTCCCGGCGTAACTGCACCAGTACTCGGTCTCCAAGAATTTCAACGCCTGGGTCTACATCAGGAAAGCATTCCTGCTCCGAACGTAAATCAGGTTCATTTTCTTTTTGGTTAAAATCAATCACCTTACGGCAACCTTTCTAAACTCTTACGAGTTATTTTCGTCATCCTCTGTCAAAATTTCGTTAACGATATCTAAGGTTAACTGCAATCCTTGAATAACGCCAACAATCTGCTTATAATCATCAAACGAGTTGATGTTAGTTCCCGCGGTGACAGCTTCCGCTTGATCTTTTATCTCAGCCTTTACACGACCGATGATCTCACTAATAATGTCTTTCATTGTTTTTCCATTGCTACAGCCATTGCTTTAATAACTGGAGCTGCAGGCTCTATTCACTTCCTATTTTCACTAATACGTGGAACGGAATAAATCCGCCCCAAATATCAATAAAAATTACCGCCGCCGATATCTTTGAGGTTTTTATCTGGTCCAACTTTGCTTGAACGGGCTGGTTTTCCTTTTACTGCATTATTTGCGCGCTTGCTGCCTGATGCGCCTTTGTCTAGGTTTTTTTCACCAGGGCCGCCGCCACTGGATACTTTACCGGTTTCTTGGTACGTCTGACGAAAGCCTTTTAAATTATTATCGGCCATATTATACTCCTGTTGATGGGGTTGGTTTTGGTTGTGCTGCTACTTGTTCTAATGCCTGTTGATGCGTTTGATCGTTTTGTTCTAGGGTTGTCGCATGATCTAAACCAGTCTGTAACGCTTGGTTTTGAGCCTGAGTATTTTGCTGCATCATTTGCTGTTCATGCTGCTGCTGGGCCAGTGCGGCTTCTTTTTGATGCGCGGCCTGTTCTGCTACCTGCGCGGCTTGCGACTCAAATGCCTGTTGTTCAATTGCCAGGCCGTGCTTACGGATTTCAGCGTCTGATGCCTGGATGGCGTCCATTGCCGATAGTGCCTGTTCGTGTTCTAACATAGCCTGTTGCTTATCCATCTGTATACCAGCGGTAATCATCGCCACACGTTCTTTTGCTGCGTTGTTGATGTTTGCCATGGCAATATCGGTAGCATTTCGCTGGTTGTCAATATTGGTCTGGGTTGTGTATTTTGCCTGCAACTCGGCAACTTGTTGCTGCAGCTGGGCCACCTTGATCTGGTAGTCTTGCTGTGATTTTTGTAGTTCGCCTTGCATTTTGAGCTGAGCCTCTTGCGTTTTGCGCTGGGTCTCGGCCATCTGAGTCTTGACAATTGCTGCGGCTGTTGGATCTCCCATAGCTGCGGATTGTTGTGCTGCCTCTTTGGCTTGTTGTACTTTTTGTGCCAGGGCCTGAATCTGTTGTATGTATGGTCCCATTTCTTGCTTGGAGTCCTGGTCTACTAATTGTGATGCCAGTGCAAGTGCCTGCTGGGCCTTTTGGTCCAGCGGTTTTTCTTCATGTAACTTAAGAACATCCTGACCACCCGATGCTTTGGCGACATACGCACGCATAGCCTGCAAATAATGCAGCGTTAAGTGTTGCTTAATATGTTCTAAGGCATGCGGAGCAAAGGCCGGTCCAATAACAGGGTTACCACCATAGGCCGGGTTATTTGCATATTCTAAATGAATCTTAATATGGGCAATATGATCTTGGTCGGGGTAGGCGGCAGCGGGTCGTCCCATCGTCATAGAAACGTTCTCTAAAGCCGGATTGGATTCGTTGGCGCCTAATGGGTTTGGCAATACTTCTTCTGCATCCGGTACTTTAAGTTGTTTAAGTACGCGCTTGTATACTGCACGTAAATCAAACATACCCGGGGGAGCAGAAGTTGCCATCTGAATTAACGCTTGGTTTTGTGCCAGTCGTTGTGTTTCAGAAAATATGTTGGGATCAGATACAGGACGGACATCGTTGTTATATGCAAAGTCGCGTACTTCAATCTCTGTGCCGGACTGGTTGTCCATCTCACCTAAATACCAATGATTTAGTCGTGAGATAATTTTAAGTGACATGGCCTGGCTGCGATGCAGTCTGGCATGAATAGATGAGTATACCTTAGCGCCCTGCTCAATTAAAGCCTGAGTTGTACCAACCGGCATTTGGCTGTTAGCATCGGCAATCTTCTCTTCAGAAGTAGTGACAACGCCCTTAGCAGCAGCAGTTAGCCAACCCAATAAATCAAACAATACACTTGATGGCGGATTGAATGGCATAGCCATTGCAATCTTTCTAATATCTTCAACTCCTGGACCAGCCTCGACCTCAACAACTTGAGTTGGTTCTATTCTATCACTTTGTCCAGATACGCGTCCAGTTTTGAGTTTAAGTAACGTTTGGGAATTATTAATATGCGCTGCATCAAGGAGAGCACGAAGAGCACCAGTGAGAGCGGCGCTAAGACCACCAATGAGATGAGGCAAACCAATAGCATAAGCGCCGCGCCAAGGAATAAATTTAAATTCAACGTACCAGTCCAGTTTTTCAAGTTTTTCATCGTTACACTCCCAGTTGCGACGTAATGCCAAGACTTTGCTGCTTGACTCATCAATTGTTAAAATGTAAGGTGCGCGTTTTCCGTTTGTCTCAGGATCATCTTCTAAACGCATGAAACAAGTAATTTCATAAACACGACGTAATCCATCAATGTTTTTAGACGGTTCGGATTTGCCTTCAATCTTGGCGTTTGCTTTTTCAGATTGAGTTTGGTCTGTTAGTGGTGCATCAGAAGTATAATCAAAGTTATCAAGGTCACGATAAATACCAGCATCAACGCGCTGTTGGTATGTGTCTTCTGTAATGTCTTGTTGTTCTGTTACACGCTGTGAGGTGTAAAAGTTTGTTGTAGAGTAAGGAAGAATGATGTTGTCAATTGGTACCCACTCGCACGTTGGGCGCGCCTGTTCTTCATCAAAACGCCATTTAAGAAACTGTGATCCACCCAGTGGTAATTGAGTAAGCAGCTGCTCCATTTCATCGCGGTACTCCGCAATTTGTTCTGTTAACTGCCAATTAAGGAAGTTAACCTTGCGCTCTGCTACTTCTTGTTTTGCTTTTCCGTCTTCGCCTTTGATGTTTGATTTGACGATCCCGTCGGAGGGGAGTAATTCTTTACAAGAGGAGGCCGCGAAGTCGACGCAGGCTTCTGCCATGACGGGGTGCACGACCTTAGAAGCACCATCGAAAGTAGCCCCACCAGGAGCGTCCTTACCAAGACCAGTGCGGCGTAAACCCTCCTCGTACTGCTTATCTCTTTGAGACCGCGCCTCTTTGTCAACATCAATATAATCCAGATATTCAGTTGCTAGGGAGTCAAGTTCACCTTCGTCAAATTCTTCTGCTAAGTTAGCATAAAACTCTGGATTTTTTAAAGGACTTGCCTTGTCAATAAAGTTTACAACTACAGATCCATCCTCTAACTCAATAACTTCCTGTTCAACTTCGGACGGGTCTAAGCCTAATTCTGCTTCATAGGCCTGCATATCAGCTTCTTGCTGAGTTGCTTCTTGAATGTCTTCCTCGCGGTCAAGACCGGGCAAGTTGCCGCCAGTTTGAATCGGAATTTGTGGATTTGCCATAGATTTTTTTATGTTTTGCTGAAATATCAGCAATTTGAAATGGGGTGGGCACGAAGATGCCCTTAATTTAACTAATACGCTAATTGTCCTTAAACCGCCCTATTGTGCGTAAGGATTAGCATATTTCTTCCTTGCAATGTCGTCAGAGTAGTCATAATCACGTGCCGGCAGTGGATCTAGCTGTAGCCAGCCCTGATCTCGCAAATTACGTAACGCCTGGGATAACGCGTCTACATAGTCATCGTGGCCCTGTGCCTCGGGAAAAGAACACACCTGGCGCAAGAATCTTTTGGCCCACTCAGCAAACTCGCCTTTTTTATTGGGGTCTTCTGGTAAATATATTTTACCTTTAGATATCAAAGGAGCGACAATGTTAAGACGCTGTATTTTGTCGGCGCGGCCCGGGTTGTATCCTTGTACCGGGATCCCAGACCCTCTAAGCTCTTGAATTAATGAGATGCCAGCGGATTTATCTTCCATGAGGATTAGATCCGCCTTACGGCCCTTACCAAACTCGTTATCTGCTCCGTAGACAACTTCTTTAAAATCATTGATAACTTTTCTACGCAGCTCTGGATATGAAAGGTGCTCATCCCAGGCATCGAGTAGCATGGCACACATACCACCATCTGTTTCTTCAAACACACCCCACACCTCACAGGCTGTTGGGTCATTGACAGTTTTTTCGCTGGTCGCTGGGTCATAGGATGCAAGTACGTACTCCAATGTAGGTGTTGGTTTGTTAGCTGGCCACATTTTAAAATGTTTACGTTTGATAATGCCGGTTGACTCTGGATCTAAGATCTCACCATAGATCTCCTGTCGGCCCATGTCGGTGCCATCGTACGTCTCAAGCTGTTTAAAAAATGTCTCAGATAGATTTTCGCGATTGTCGTACGAGCTGGCGTTGACCATGTACACGTCACCACCAATTTTACCCTCTGCTAAATCTACAATGGTTTCTCTTGGCTTGGGAGTGGTGGTAATAATCTGCTGCACTCGAGGAAGACGGGGGTCTTTAAGACGGAGGGTAAACTGTACTCCATCGTAGGCCTCATCGAGGTAATCAAACGCACACAGCTCGTCAAACCAAGCGCCGTGGTATTGTTTACCGCGGTAACGTTCTGGCTCAGACGCGGGTATACCCTGAATGATTGATCCGTTGATGAGTGTAATTTCAAAGAGTGACTTGTTGTAGTCTCGTATAAGTGACGCGGGGATGATATTGAGAAGTCCGGAGTCTCCTTCAAAACAAGTTGCGCGTATATCATTTGAGGTAGGGGCTGTGACCAACCATCGGGTATTGTCATACAACCAAGCGCGAATGCCAATCCAGTGGCTCGCAGTGTGCGTCTTGCCCGATCCTCGACCGGCAAGCATAAGAAAGGTATCATATTCACCATCTTCTGGTTCTCGTTGATGTGGTAGTGCCTGCAAAGACCATTTTATTTGCCATATAGCGGCCTCAAGCTCTGGTTGTGGCCAATGCGTGCGCTCCGCAGCAAATTTAGTCAGTTCGGCTGTTTGTTTGGGTGTTAATGACATGCAATAAATCCTTCACCAACCAAAAATGAGCCATCTGGTCCATTTGTTTCAATGTGAACGCAGCCCTGTGGTTTAATTTCATAAACATTTGTGATTAAACGCGCATCTTGTCGCACTTTAATTGGTTTTGGTGTCTGTGATTCAATTAATTTAAGTTTTGTTTTGATAATTAACGTGTAAACACCCCTTGACTCGGTGTATTCCAGCTTAGTTTTACATCCAAGCGACTCAGCTAAGTACTGGACCTGTTTCATTAACAGTTTATTGTATGACGCAATCCGAAATCGATCTAACTTTTGGTTATAACGAAATGATTTTGAGTACATAATCCCGCTAAGCAGCTCCAGCCGTTGTTCCGCGGAGGAAAGTAGGTAATTGTTGGGTATTGATGTCGGCAGATTAGGTAAGAGGTGGGTTCTAACTGTTGGCGTCGTGATAAACGTCGTCAAGTTATTGGGTCTGCGCCACTTTTCCGTAATGATGTAGCCGGCATCTTTGAATTTTTCGTGAATAATTGACTCAGTACCAGCGGGTGGTGTGAGCATTTGGTTCTTGCGGTGGTTAAAAAACCAAAACCCAAAGACAAACGGAGGCACCGGTAGGTCTTTATGGGGGAGTTGTAGTGGGCCAGCGGTTGGAATGGAGTACTCAAGTCTTCCCCTGTCCTTTGTTAGTGGTGTAGTAGACAACTTTGAGATGGGGGTGACACTAAGCGGGCGTTTAAATTTTAATTTGCCTTTGTACTCATTGACCCGGTTGCGATATTTTTTGTTTTCAAGGGGGAGTTTAAGGTGTTCGTCTCCAGCAATGGTCAATCCATCGTGAAGTTGTACCTCGTAGCAGCTATGTGCTCTGTATTGCTGGATTAGTTTGATGGTTGTGGGATAACCAAGGCGATCAAATACCACATCGCCCTCAACTAAATCGTAAGCAAATTTCCAATAATCAAGGGTTAACACCCTTTCTGTCGCTAGTATCGCCATAAAAATTTTCTAAGACCCAACGGTCTAACCATTTTCCTAAAGAGGCACGTATGTTATTCTGGACTTTGTTTGGTAACCTTTGGATATTAAGTATCTCTGAAGTAATTTTTAAACGAAACTCCAGGTAACGGCACGTCTCGTTGTCTAATACCTCAACGGGCATGTCTACCGAATCAAAGTTGTACAAATCGCATACCAATATCCGCAAGCCTCTTAGCTTGCCTGGCGGGTTTTCCAACGCGCCTTGAATTTGATAAACATATTTGTTCATACTTTCACTAATACGCAAATTGTTACGTTTATGACTATATAACTAAAAATCATATAAATAGATTTCTTTATAACTAAAAGTTTGGTTTGACAGGGTTGGCACACTTGGCACCCTTTTTTCCAACTCGGTTGTCACTTATCAATTTACTTTTTTTTAAAAAAAATAAAAAAATGAAAAGAAGACTGCCTAGTGTGCCAAATTGTAGTTAAGTGTTTGATTTTAAAAGGAAGGGACCCTTAGAAGACTGCCACAAAGACTGCCACAAGACTGTCAAATTGGCAGTGATGGCCAAAAAACTAAGGGTAAACCCTATAAAGTGCATGAATTTTCAAAAAAAAATTTACAAACTTAGGCTTTTGCCTGGGGCCACCGCCCGGGCCCCGGGGGTCCGCAATAAGGGGGGTCGACAAATAAAAAAGGGACCCATGCACCAAATTGGTGCACAGGCGCACCACAACAGTGCACGATGCACCACATTGGTGCATAGCCTCGCGCCCACCTAAGTGAGTGAGCGCTTACCCACATAGG